GTCAATGACTGAACTTGAAGAAAATTTTCAGATTCCAGACATTGATTTAAAAAAGTTTGACGCAGAATTTTTCACCGAGCCGATCAAGGAGGACGAAGTACCCGAACCACCGAAGGTGGCAATCACGAAGCCGGGTGACTTGTGGGAATTTGGAGATCATCGGCTGTTGTGTGGGGATTCCTGCAAGGATTGGCCGTTCGATGGTAAGGCCGAAATGATGTTCACCGACCCGCCTTATGGTGTGGAGTATGAGGGCGGACACTTCCATAGCGGCGACGTGAACATCAAGAGAAAGAGGGACGACCTGAAGGGCGACGACGTGGACGTATACGGACCATTCCTGAAGGCGATAGAAAAGCGAATTGACGGCCCTTGCTACGTCTGGTTCGCTGGTAGTCGCGCGTGGACAATATTCTCCGCTGTGGAAGAGGTAGGAGCAGATGTCCACGCCATGATTATCTGGAACAAAACGAACGCCACGTATGCGGCGATGAACGCCCAGTACAAACAACGGCATGAGCCGTGCTTATACTTTAAGTTCAGTGGATCAACGCTTAGATGGGTCGGACATTCGGATGAGTGTACGGTGTGGGATGAAAAACGGGACTCAAGGAACGATCTACATCCGACTCAGAAGCCGGTGTGCCTTGCGGCCAGAGCAATCAAAAACCACGAAGCAAAGACGGTATTCGACGGCTTCGCAGGAAGCGGGTCGACGCTGATCGCCGCCGAGCAGCTCAACCGCCGCTGTTATGCCATCGAAATCGAACCGAAGTATTGCGATGTGATCGTAGAGCGTTGGGAGAACCTCACCGGGGGGAAAGCTACGCGGAAGCGTGTATAATCGCGCTATGACCGACGAGTCGAAAAAGCCTGAAGGACAGGCCAAGGTCAGCGGAAAGGGAACCGGAAGGAAACCACCGCCAGCCGAATATCGCTGGAAGAAAGGGCAGTCCGGCAATCCAAAGGGAGGCCCGCGCAAAGAGGTATCCATCACCGCTCTCGTTAAGGAGGAGCTTGAGAAACAGGCCGATCGCAACGGTGAGATGCTTTTCAACAAAGACGGGTCGCCGAAAACGTGGGCGCAGCTTGTGGCGATGGCGATTGTTCGTAGGACCGTGGGCGGGAACTCAACGGCGATGAAGGAGCTTCTCGACCGTGTGGACGGCAAGGTTCCGCAACCGCTTCAGCATACGGGCCGGGACGGAGAGCCGATCGAGGTGAACGTCAAGAATGAGCGGCAGAAGATTCGTGAGCTTCTTGAGGATCCAGACCTGCGGGACGCTACCATCGCCATCGCCCAGAAACTGAATGACGGCGGAAGAAAAAGCGGCTAACGGCTTGCCGCTTGGAATGTTCCGGCTCGGAAGCCCGGACGCCTTCGCGGTTCATGCAAGCCGTGGGAGGTGGATCTCCTACCGGCATCTCCGCGATATGTCAGCGTTGATCGCGACGGCCATCGTTGCCGGTGGGGGACGGATCATCGTGTCGATGCCACCGCGACACGGGAAGTCTGAAATGATCTCGCATTGGCTCCCGGTGTGGTATCTCAACCTATTCCCCGAAAAGCGCGTGATCCTCACCAGTTACGGGGACCGGCTTGCAAGGTTCTTCGGTCGCAAGATCAAGAACGAGATGGCCACGAACCAGGAGGTGTCGGCCAACGTCAAGCTGGATTCTAAGGCGTCGGACGAGCTGGAACTTCGCGAGGGCGGTGGGATGTTCACGTCTGGGATCGGGGGCGCGATTACCGGCCGGGGCGCGGACCTCATCATCGTTGATGATCCGATCAAAACACTCAAAGAGGCCATGAGTCCGGTGGTTCGCGCGTCGCAAGTGGAGTGGTTCCAGAACGTTCTCTACACACGGCTTGAGCCGGGTGGGTCGATCATCGTCGTGCTGACGCGGTGGCACGAAGATGACATGGCGGGATGGCTTACCAAACACCACGAGGACGATTGGACGGTTATCAACCTGCCAGCGATCGCGGAGGACAACGATCAAATCGGGCGGGAACCAGGGGAACCGCTTTGCCCAGAACGGTTCTCGCTCTCGGACCTGACCAAGATCAGGGCGGCGATCGGGAGCCGAGCGTGGGCATCGTTATATCAGGGGCGACCCGCACCGCAGGAGGGGGCGATCTGGAAGCGCCAAAACTGGAAACGCTGGACCGAGCTTCCATCTGACCTAACGACGCTGGTTCAGACATGGGATATGACGCAAAAGGAGGGTGGGACCTCGTACGTGGTCGGGCAGGTATGGGGAAAGAAGGGCGCGGCCAGGTACCTGATCGATCAGATCCGTGGGAAATGGGGCTTTTCCGAAACCCTGGAAAAGTTTCGGCAGTTGACCGCCAAGTGGCCGAAGGCCGAGCGCAAGCTGGTCGAGGCAAAGGCCAACGGTGCAGCAATCGAGGACCAACTCAAGAAGGAGATTCACGGGATCATACTCGTTGAACCGAAGGGAGGGAAAGAGGTCCGGGCGATGGCGTGCGAGCCGGAGCTGGAAGCTGGAAACGTATTTGTCCCGGCCGACGAGGTGGCGTATCCTTGGGTCGTCGATTTCATTGAGGAGGCGGCGGTGTTTCCAAATGGGGCAAATGACGACATGGTGGATGCTGCAAGTCAGGCGTTGAATTGGTTTAAGACAAGCGGCGAGCCGGTATTCGCCGGGAGGGACCGAACGAGTCCGCAACCGAAGCGAGACATCTACGGGATGAGGAGAACACGACGATGAGAATCACCGAGAAGATCAGAAACCTGAAACTGTTCCAACTTGGCAAGCGCACGATAAAGGAGATCCTGAACCCAGGCCGTCAGATCGACACCGATGACAAGAACTGGGTCAGCTTCGGCCGCTCGGCGGAGCGGGATCTCACGAAGCACGAACAGAACTTCACGAACGAGCTGGCGTTCTACCAATGGCTGACCGATCCCGTGGCCGGGAGGATCGTGGAAATCCTGACCGACTTCGTGATCGGGTCGGGGATCAAGATCACGGCACCGGACGAATCGGTTCAGGCGGTTCTCGACGAGATGTGGTTCGACGAGATCAACGATATGCCAACGCAGCAGGTACCGATGTGTTCCGAGTTCACTATTTTCGGTGAGCTTTGCCTGGTGCCGTACGTGAACCCGATTTCAGGGATCGTGCAATTCGCGCGCATCGATCCGACCGCAATTGACGACGTGATTCCAGACCCGCAGTTCCCGCAGATCCCGCGTGTGGTGCGCCTCAAGTACGAGCGGTTCAAAGACCAGAAAGGGAACCCCATCAAGGAACTGCGCGTGATTCATACCGACAAAGACCCACGGAGCAAGACGGCGGGGCAGCGGGTCGGGGATTGTTTCTACTTCGCGCAGGGAAAGGTGGCAGGAAAGAGGCGCGGGCATACTCAACTTCTGCGGGCGCAGGAGTGGGTCGACATCTACGGGAAGCGTGTATTCAACGAGGCAGAGCGGCAGGAGCTTTCGAGCGCGTACGTGTGGGACGTTCTTCTCAAGGGGGCGACCAAGGAAACCGCGAAAGCCTTTCTCGATGACAACGAAACGCCATCCGCCGCTTCGATTCGCGTTCACAACGAGGACGTGGAGTGGAACGTCGTCACACCGGACCTCAAGGCGCAGGACTTTGCGACCAGCAATCGGCAGTTCTTGCAGGTCATTCTCGGTGCCTTCGGGATCCCAGAGCATTGGTTCGCCCTCGGCGGGGAAGTCAACTACGCCACCGCGAAGGCGATGAACCTTCCGACCTTGAAGGCCTTCCAGCGTCTACAACGCACGTTCAAGAGCGTGGTCGAAAGCATGGCCGACTATCAACTCGAAAAGGCGATCACGGCCAGACGGATCGCTGCGGGTGCGGACCTGACCTACGTGGTCGAACTGGACGAAATCGCTTCCAACGATCTCGGGTCGATTGCAACGGCAACCGTGCAGTTCGCCATCGCCTTGCAGACGGCAGAGGCGCAAGGGTGGATCACCAAGGAAGATGCGGCCCAGGCATGGGCAAAGCTGTTCAACGAAACCGGGACCGAAGTGGAGCCGGTGGTGGACGAAGCAGGGACGGTACCGCCCGCCGTGACGGAGGCGGCCAAGGTTCTTGCCGATGCCATGAAAAACGCACGTGACAAACGGAAGAAGAAAGGCATCTGTGCTTGAACTGGTAGAGGTCTTCAATCCGAAGGCCATCGCCAGAAAGATCAAGGCGATTCAGCGAAAGCATTGGCTTGCACTCAAGGACCACGACGACAAGGCCGTGGCCACGGTGCAGAAGATGCTCACGGAGCTTGAAAAACAGCTCAAGGCCGAGATCGGGAGCCTGTCAGCGGAATCGTTCAAGAGCTATCACCTCGGAAGGGTCGAACACGTCGTCAACGATCTACTGGCCGACTTTGAGAACCGGGCGTCAAACGCCATCCGAATGTACGTGCCGGACGCGATGCGGATGAATCAGAACTATTGGTGGGACATGACCGGAGCGATGCGGCATATGAAGTCGATTCCGTACCCGATTCCGATCGTTCTGCCGGACTCGGTTCTGTCATCGGCGGCAACGCTATCGTCGGAGATGATCAAAGGGCTTGCAGCGGAGGTCCGAAAGCAGACGGTGGCGGCCCTGACAAAGACGGTTCTAGGAACGCAGACCCCGTTTGAAACGGCGCGGCAGCTTTCAACGATCATCGGGAGCCGTGGTGGGATCGGGGCGTTCGCTTCGGCCGAGAGGATCGTACGGACAGAGATCGGGCGGGCATATTCGGTGGCAGACGAGTTTTTCATCGAGGGGTCGCTGGAACACCGGCCTGCGGATCTCCCGCGCTTATACAAGGCCTGGATCTCAATGGACGACGCCAGAGTACGGCCGTCTCATGCGGCCATGCACAAGGTGGCCGTGCCAGCCGATGAAACGTTTTCCGTTCCCATCGTGAAGATGATAAAAGGGACTCCGGTGCCAAACGGGACGGAACAGATGAGCGGACCGAGAGACATGGGCGCCAGCGCGGGGAACGTGATCAACTGCCGTTGTACGATGGTCACGATTCCAGAGGATATCTTGGAAGAAACGCTTGCCGGATTCCCCGGCGAGCCGGAGCCGATTTGAAAGGGGAAACAATGGACGAGAGTCTGACGAGAAAATTCACGATCCTGGTCGGAAAGAAAGAGCCGAAGGAATATCAGCAAGCGGTCAGCGAAGGCTTTTACGAAGTGTTCAGAACTGCGGTCCCTGGCGGGTATGAGATCACGATGGCGAAGCTCACGCTCGGACTGGTCAACGGGACGAAGCGGAAAGCGTTGTTCATCATCGATGCCGAGCCACCGAAGGAAACGATGGTCGGAGAGATGACGGACGCGACGTTCACCTTGCCAAAAGAAGGGACGACCCTGAATGGAAAGTACGGGAACTGCGGGCGGATGTTCCTCCTCGTCGGAGGAGAAAAGGGACCGGCCGCGACCAAGCGAAAAGCCCGT